GGAGCTTCATCATTCTATCCAAAATTGGTTGTCTTAAGAAAAGGAAACTATTCCGGATTGACAATGCAACCTAACGTTCACGTTTATTGTGAACCCGGAGTTGATATTACAAGTACATTGTACGGCAACTCAATCGGATCAGGTCAATATAGCAAGTTCTTTGGATTTGCAAGATTCAATATTGGATTTGGGTGGGCTATCCTAATGGATGGAGCATTTTCTTCCGGAGGTAGATTGGATATTGAGTTTGATTCTATGGAATCGGGAGGTTTCCTTTCTGTAAACTATTCACCTATTCTGAGAATCAAATGTAACTGGGCTAAATGTAGCGGACTCAATGGAGCAGCGTACTGTGTCAGAGTTGCAGATACAGCTGATGTAACTTTAGACATTAGAGAGTATTTTCATGCTCAACATACACTATTCTTTTTAAGACGAGGATCCGCGAATATTCCTTTCAATGGAAGACTTGTTGTGAATTGTCCAGAATTGGCTATTATTCCTACCTACACCTCCAATTACGGAAACGTTAACACTGCAATTCTTCAAAGTCTTGACGCAGGTGCAGGAACGGTAATCATCAATGGTGAATCCAGAATAAACCGAGCATCAACTTCTACACCGGCCTATACATTCCAAACTCAAGCAACAGCCCCTACTATTGTTGAGATAAACGGAAACATTTACGGAAGGGATAATCATTGCATTTGGACTGGTTATCAGGGATGGCTTGTTGATATACGAGTAAATGGGGATTTGATTTCAAATGTCAGCCCAATCAACTGCTATTTGAACAATACAACCTCAGATCCTGGGCCATCTTACCTTACGGTGCGAAATTCAAAAATCATCGGGTATGCTAACATTCTTGGAGTAAGTCGTTACATCAAGTTTATGAATTGTTCCTTCTATCAGTATGCAGACGGGGTATTATATCCAACTGCTCCAAATATTACTTGGCAGAACGATCAATTAGGTCAAGTAAAACGTGCCGATTTCTATAATTGCATCGCTGAAGCAAACGGAGCTTCTGCTGAATTTATGGAACATGCGGGAACGGGATTAACAGAGATCACTTTAGTGGGATGTTACGGTAACAAGCCGGTAGGAACAGGTCTTGTTCCGACATTCTCCGATTACGTTCAGGTACCAAGTCTTAAAGTTTTAAATCGAGTATAATTATGATTACAATAAATAACTTGTCAACAGATCAAGCGTCAACAGATTCAATGTTGGCCGTGGGGTGTATCACTCATGGTGTACCTGGAGTAACATCAACCGTGGGATTGGATTTTACAACTCTCACCATAGAACAGCAAACTGTTTATGCGGATTTCTTTGCATTAGGTGACGGTAGAGCTTGGGTTAACATCAACAACTACGATTGCGTTATCGGAATTGATCACGTTACATCGGAAATACTTATTTCTGATACTTTGGATTTGGATTATGCAATTATGTCAGCAGAAGATAAAGCCAAAGTTGACGCATTCAAAGAAATGCTTGAAGATATCGCAAACCCTGAATAAGTACAATTATGGCAATGTTTGGAACACATCTTAGTCCGTCAACGCTGATTGCAAAGAAATGGATAGCAAATGAATATGTTGCTACCGATTTGATTTTCATTGGAAGACGAGATGAAGAATGGGTAGAGGGATATAAACCTCACGTAATGCAAATGGAAATGCTGAAGGATATTATTGCTTCAGCTATTTCATTTACAGACCTATCTGATACACCAGATGCTTTGGGAACTCCGGGGCAAATTCTACAAGTGAATGCTACGGGAGATATGCTTGAGTTTGTGGATCCGATCAATGAGTTTTTAGATTTGATTGATACACCAAATGATTACACTGGGTTTGCGGGATATTCTCTTATTGTAAATCCCGCAGAAGATGGCATTATTTTTCAAGCTCCGGAAGTTAAACCGGGAATTTATGAAGCAAGAGTCAATTTCACACCTTTGGTAGATCCAACGGTTGCGGTACTTCACATCAATCAATTATCGGTTCCGGTGACACTTGAAAGGATGTCCGTTGGTGTATATCGTGCTAATTTTTCAAGTGCGGTAAATGCAAACAAGTTGTCTGCGTACATCAATAATTCAGATACGGGAATGTTCCACATTACTGCGTACAATAGCTTGTATGTAGAGTTTACTCACAAAGATTTTGCGGGTATTATTGTTGATGCTGACTTTATCGTATCTTTAGAAATTAAATTGTACCCGTAGGGTATTCAAAAAAATTTCGTTATATTATATAGCGACTATGTTTATTAAAATCTTTGTGAGATGTCAATAGGAAATACAATAGATGAAGGTAACAAAGGGAAAAATTTCCCTTGGCAATTAAAGATGCTTCTTGGTCAGCAGTGTGCATGCGACCAACTTGAGAAAGTAGCTAACTTCACAGCACAGACGGCCTCCAATACGGATCAGGTTGAATTTTTGCTTACGTCAATTCTGACAACACTACAAGCTGGTACAGAATATGAAGCAAAGTTTGTACTTGATACGTGTGATGGAAACAAACTTTACCTTGAAGTTCGAGTGTGGAATACTGATACTTCATCATGGGGCCCAATTACGTATTATATTCCAGGAAGTAGTACGCCGGTTATTCCAGCTAATCCTTCTGATCCTTGTTTACAATACGCGGATTCTACAGCTGTACTTGGGCTTATTCTTGCAGAATTGCAGACGCATACTACAATTCTTCAAGATATTGACAACAATACAGACGGAGTTGAAACACTTCTCACAAATATTCTTGCTGCATATTCAGCCGGTCAACAAGCATGCGCGAGTTCTCTTTCTGTAACTCTTTGTACTGAGCAAGGAACTACGTTATCCGGCATTCTTACAGAACTACAAAGCGTATTAGATGTAAATGTTAATAACGCAACTTTAGCTGTAACTCAGTCAGGAGCATGGACAGTAACATCTAATCAAGGAACTACTCCTTGGGTAGTAAGTGGCACAGTGGCTTTAGATGCCGGAACTCTTGCAGCATTAGAAACGATTACCGTTCTTCAAGGTACATCACCATGGATTGTTGAAACAAATACTACAGTAAGAACTCCAGGTCTTATTAGAGCAACTGGAGCAGGATCTATAGCAGCTGGAGCAAGATCTATCTCAGTTTATAATGCAGGTTCTGCAGCAGGAAGCATATTAGGAGGTGTTGGAAACATTCTTCCAGGAGAAATTTTGAACTTCTCTGCAGGAGGTGAGAATGATACTCTATCTGTATTTGCATATAATGGAACAGGTACTACATTAGTAATCACTACAATTGTGTAAGCATGTCAACAAGTATAGATATTAAGAAAAGAATCACTATTAAAGAGGAAGGTTCTCCAATCACTACTGATGTTAATAGTATAAACATTACAGGAGATGGTGCTACTACTTCTGCAATAGGTAATGATGTTACTATAAATATTCCAGGTGCAGCTGTTGTTACAGGATCAAACACTATATTCAGCTCTTCTCAGTGGTCAAGGTCAGGTATACCTGCTACTCCTTTAGCTAATGGTGCTATAGCAAATGGATTTACATTCTTTACTGATGCATCAAATAAAGTAGCTGCGGGTACTACTTCTTATAATGAGTTCTTTCTAAACTTTACAAGACAGTTCAATCTTACAGGAACAAGTGGTAGTGGATTCTTTACCATCAATGGTAACAACTATCCAATCACATTCAACACATCATTGAATCAAACTGCGCTTGATTTTTATACAGCAAATGCTTCTACAATTTCTTCTGTAGAAGGTGTTGAAGTTGGGTATTCAAGTTCTGCTTTGACTGGATTTGTTGCAGGTGTTAAGTTTGGAGATAGTGTAACTACTGTAATCAATACTATAACATTTACAAATACTGGAGGAGATTTGAATGGAACATTTGCAACAACTGTAAATGATCATGTTGACGTTCCTTATGTTGGCACTCCTTATGAAGGCTTAAGAATACACCACTTGATACGTGTAAACTTTGAGATTGCAACAGGTAATACTGAAACTTACGAGCTTTCTCTAAGAAGATGGTTTGATAACTCACAAATTGGATCAAGTATTCAAATTGGTAGAAATGCAGATACCCAAGGAAACCAAGTTACATTCACGTCTTATACTGCAGGTGCTGCAGATCCATTTGTAACTTCTGGATTCTATGTTGCTTTGCTCAACAATAGTGGAACAACTGCAACTGTTCAAGGTACAGCAGGTATATTAATTCAAAATACTTTTCAAAAACCAGTTAACTTTTAACCATGACACGACTATTGACGCTTATAGTACAGTCTAGTGGGTATAAAGATACTGCTCATTTTTTAAATAGTGCATTTCATCCAGATTTTGCAGCGCAAGCTGGTGCAATCAGTACCACACTAGCTATTATAGCTTACTATTTTAAAATGGTATTTGGTTTTGAACTTCCTGTTGGAATGGTAATAGTTATTCTATTCTTCTTGGAAATGTATACTGGCATCAAAGCTTCTCAAAAAGAAGGAATTGGTTGGCAATCTCAACAATTTGGAAAAGGATGGTTAAAACTTGGAGTATATTGGATTATGTTAGGTTGTACAAACATACTTGATATCTATGCTAGTTCTCCTGAACTATTAGGATATGAAATTGATATTTATGCATTTGTGCATTTTGCCTGGTTAAACTTTGTAATCTTACAACTTTTAGGATCCAATATTGAGAATTTTATCAGATTAGGATGGGACAAGAAATTAATGCTTGTTAGACTGTTGGCTAAGATCTACAATATCAAATTAAATGAAAATGGTAGAACAGATTAAACATATAGCAGATCTTACATCTCTTCATTGGGCCTTGGCATATACAGGGCTACTTGTACATCTTTTAATGAAGATAGGCAACATGAAAGGAAGTATTTGGATAAGTTTCTCAAGAAAATTTATAACATCTACAATAGCATCTTTCTTGTTAATTCCAGCAATTTTATTAATTTGTACGGATACAGGAATGAAAGAGCTATTACCGATCAATTATCTTACAGCATTTTTGGCCGGATACCAAACTCAATCATTAATGGCTAATATTGTGTCATTAAAAAAATTGAAAACAGATGAATCCGACCTTTCTTAAAACCGGAGATGTTTTACATTGTACGGGTAACCGATTTGTAAGCAAACTGATTAGGTTCTTTACAAAATCGAAGTATTCTCATTCGGCAATGTTTATTGAGATATGGGGCCAAGCCTACATTATTGATGCTCAAAAAGACGGAGTAAACGTCAGACCTTTTGATGCTTGGAAAGAAAAATACAACTATACTTTTGAAGTGTACCGATTAAACGCGGACTTGGATTACAAAGCTTTATCCATTCGCGCTCTTACCAAAGTTGGCCATACCGGTTATGATTTTGAAAGTTTGCTGATTCGTCATCCATTTGCCCTAATGACCAACAGTTTTTGGAAATTGGATAAAGATGACTACAATAGGATGACTTGTTCAGAATATGTAGCATGGGTGTACGGATCAGAAAGGGCCTATCGTTTTTCACCAGAAGATTTGCACAGTTGGTGTTTGCTCAATAATTTCGTTAAAGTTGAATTTTAAAATGTAGTGTCATGAAAAGACCCATAAGAAAAGCAAAAAATGGAGACGAAACTCCAGTTCAAAAAGCTCGACGTGTAGTAAGAGAACAACAAAAAAAAGTAGATCAACAAAAAGATGATCAAAGAAGGATTAAAAGTATCGGAACTAAACCTCCGGTAACTGCAATCAAAAATGGAAAAGTAATAACGTTAGCTCCGTCTTCTATTGACGAAGCATTTAAAAAAGGAGGAATCATGAAAACAAAAATGAAAACAGGAGGGATGGTTAACCCTAACAAAAAAGCAACCGTTACTACCAAGGCTACAAAGTACACAGGTGGTAAGAATGGTACAATGATGAAAGGGAAAGGTACCAAGAAGAAGTAATAACCTTCAAAACTGAGAAATCATGCCTAAAAAAACAGTAGTTATCGATCCGGAAGGAAATAAGATAATCACGAAAACAAGAACGACAAATCTTATGGGGCCTAAAGGTTCCAGCAAAGTTATCGTTAAGTATGCTGATAAAGAATCATCAGGAAGACGTAGAGATGTTACAACTTACGATCCTCCTGCCATTTCCGATGAAGCATTGATGCGTAAAAAAGGAGGAACTACTCCAAAGAAATACGGCAAAGGAGGAACTTCTCCTAAACGAAATGGTATCGCCATGATGAAGAAAGGTGGAAAATCTAAAGCTTTCTTTAATCCTGGTATGTCCAAGGTTAAGAAGAAGTAACCATGGCTTGCATGAAATGTGGAGGAGTTTCAAAAATGAAAGCTGGCGGAACCTCCAAAAAGAAACCATCGTCCGGGTTAAGCAAGAAGCAAAAATCTACCATTGCTAAAAAAGCAAGTGCCGGTAAAGATATCGGTAAGAAAGGTAAGATGTTTGACAAGATTGCCGCTAAAGCTGGAGGAGGAGAAAAAGGAAAACGTATTGCAGCCGCCGCAATGTGGAAAAACGCTAAAAGAGGCTAATATGAAGTTTCTCTATGTAATTATGCTGATCGGGTTCTTTGCTACTGGCTGTTCTATTGAGCATCATTTAGCAAAGGCCCAAAAGCATATCGATATTGCTAAACGAAAGGGAGCAACTATCAAACCTGATACCGTATGGCATTATAAGTACGAAAAGGAAACCATCTACGATACTTTGACGAACACGTACAAAGAGATCTTCAAAAAAGATAGTTCCTTTACGACAATAACCAATACGATATCAGCCGGTATGACCAAAGAGGAACGCAAAGCGTTGGAGGCATACTACAAGCACCTTGAGAAAATGATGAAGCTCCAGAATGATTCATTATCAAAAGAGTTGAAAGCATTCATCAAGGCAAACAAAACAAATAACAAAACCGAAAGGATCACTACACGTATTGAGAATCGACAGCCTTGGGCTTGGGTACTTCTCGCGGCAATAATTCTGGTAATTATCTTAGTGGTCAAAAAAATTTTCAAACTATGAGCTACGAATTCTTAAAATCAGAAAAGAGTCCAAAACTTCTTGTTGAAGCTGTAAAGATGATCGGCACCAAAGAAGTAGTAGGACCTACCCACAATCCTGAAATCCTACGATGGGCTAAAGTTGTGGGATTGGATAAAGTTTACAAAGCAGACGAAATTCCTTGGTGTGGACTTGCTATGGCTTATGCTGCGCATATGGCAGGGGTAGAAGTAGTAAAAGATCCCCTATGGGCTCTCAATTGGGCCAAGTTCGGTGAACCATCTCCGGAACCAATGTTGGGTGACATTTTGACTTTCAAACGTGATGGAGGAGGTCATGTTGGAATCTACGTTGGGGAAGACGATACAGCTTATCACGTACTTGGAGGAAATCAAGGAAACGCAATGAATGTTACCCGGATCCTCAAGACAAGATTGTACAAAGCTCGTCGCACCAAATGGAAAGTAGCTCAACCTGCTAATGTGAGAAAGATTTGGTTGGACGCTAAAGGTAAAATCAGCACAAACGAAGCATAAGGTCATGAAATTCAGAAACAACTGGAAAATCCATAACAAGCAGTGGGATAAGTTCCAACTGAAACTTCGTATTGGAAAAATCGATATCTTCACATTAGAGGGAGATATTGGATCAAAGTTCTACATGATCACCATTCTTAACTTTAGTATAAAGACGAAGTAATGGCACGAAACACGTTAGCCGGTAAATCAACGGGGAAAAGTAAGTCTGCAAAGTATTTCGCAGAAAATCCTGAAGCCAGGAAGAAAAAGAACGCGTACAATAAAAAGTACCATTCTTCGGAAGAACGCAAGAATTACAGAGCAAAGCTCAACAAAGCTAATAGGGATTCAGACACCTATGGCAATAAAGACGGCATAGATAAATCCCATACGAAAACCGGCAAACTTGTTTCAGAAAAGCAATCTACTAATAGAGCCCGAAACGGCAAAGGAGGTAGACCAAAAAGAAAATGACCACCCTCACATGATTTTATTCAGTGAGCCAAGCGGAGGATACTGTTCTCCGCTTTTTTATTAAATAATAATTAGTTACGCATAATTTACTACCTTTACCTAATAAATATTTAAAATTATGGCAGAGGAAACCAACCAAGAAGCTCAAGAAATTTCTCAAGAGCAAATCAAAGAATTGCGCGACATGCAAATTAAGTTCATGAAGGATCAATTGCCTGGATTGAAAATTCAAGAAGAATACTGCAAATTAAAGGCGCAAATTGCAGAACACATTTATAATGAGCAAAAGTTTAAAATGGGTCTTGCTCATTTAAAGGCTCCACAACCGCAAGCACCAACCGAAGAATTAGAATCTAAAGAATAATTATGAAAGCACTTGTTGTAGACAAAAAAGTGCCGTTAAGCTTGTTCGATATTATTCGGTATCAGATACATTTTTACTGTTTCATAAATAATATCAGGATTGCTCCGGCACAATTGGACGCATTGGCATATTTGGGAATGTGGGGAGAAATGAACATATCGGATTTCTGTCAACAAATAACCGATATTGAATTGTTTACGCACCCGCAAACGGTACGGAATTTTGTAATCAAATGTGTAAAGGACGGGTATATTATCCGCAAGGGATTGGGGAATAAGAATATCGAATTGTCTGAATCATTTGAACTTCAAAATGCAGGAACAATATTGATTAATTTGAAAGTGTATCATGTTGATCAAAGCGAAAGCCCTAATTCCTAAAGTAGCCAAGCAATTGCATATACCGGAAGAACTCGTAGAAGATGTGATCAACTTCTATTTTAAATCGGTACGCAAAAAGATTGAAAAACTTAGCACGGATAGAATAAGAGTAACAGGTCTGGGAGTTATTCATGTAAGGCCCGAAAAACTCAAGGAGTCAATTGACAAATTGAACAACGCTCTAAACTCCGAAAACGGTAAGAGTTTCAAGAGAATAGTAAAACGTAAAAAGCTTGAAGAAGCTTTAGAAGAACAGCAATTATTCATGTCAAAATTAATTGAAAATGGATCTATCAGTAATTTGGAAAAACAGAAGTCAAATCCTCGAAGGGATAAAGAATAATGTCTTCAAAAAAGAATCAGTAGAAGCAATAGCAGCAGAAAGACAAAAAGCTTGTGATTCCTGCGATTTCATTGATCGTGAGGGCAGCCGTTGTCTTGTTCCCGGCACTCAACCTTGTTGTGGATCCTGCGGGTGTTCTCTGAAGTTGAAGTTACGCAGTTTGTCGTCAGAATGTCCAGAAGGTCATTGGGAAGCTGTGCTTACAGATGAAGAAGATTTAATGCACGAAGAACTTAATCCCGAAGAGTAATGTTGAAGTTTGTCGAAGATGGCCATAAATATCTCAACGTAGATGAAGCTGATTCTTTCCAATGGGTGAGCGTTACCAGATTGGTTGAACAATTCAAGCAACCTTTCAATAAAGAAGAGGTAGCTCTACGTTGTTCCAAAGGAAAAAACCCCAAGTATGCAGGCAAGGATCCAAAAGAAATCATTGAAGCATGGGATAAAGAAAACGAAAGGGCTACCAAGTTGGGATCGTGGTATCACGCTCAAAGAGAAAAAGCAACTTTGGATTGTCACACTATTACCCGAGATGGGATAGAATTGCCAATTATCAATCCTTTGTATGAAGGAAAGATCAAACTTGCACCGGAACAAACATTGGTTGAAGGAATTTATCCTGAACATCTTGTTTATTTACGATCCGCAAGTATTTGTGGTCAAGCAGACCGCATTGAAGTTGTAAATAACCGAGTGGATATTTATGATTACAAAACCAGCAAAGAAATCAAAACCCGAGGTCATGAATTTTGGGATGGTACTCGTAAAATGATGACCGGTCCGCTAAGACATTTGGAAGATTGCGAATTCAATCATTATGCTCTCCAATTAAGCGTATACATGTACGTCATTTTGAAGTACAACTACAACTTAGAACCTGGCGTATTGGAAATTCATCATGTAGAATTTGAAATAGAAAGTACGGATAAATTCGGATATCCAATTTACGCTACGGATCCATTAGGTGAACCAATCATTAAAAAGATCAACCCAATTCAACTTCCATATCTGAAAAAAGAAGTAATTTCAATGTTGAAGTGGTTGGAAATTAATAAGAAACAAGTCCTCTACAATGCACATTAGACTTTTTGAATTAGACGGCCGCACGGTTAAACCAACTGAACATTGTTATATGATCAGCTGGCTTAAAAGGATTATCGAAGATTATCCCGAGAATCACGTAAAAGTATTCGCGTACATTTACTACACAAGTTATCTCGGGCCGGATAACCCATATTTCAATGTTCCGGAACTTGATAGGGATGACAAAATTGTTCGCGATTTGCAACCTGATTTCAATATTGAGGATCCCGCTATAGTTTATGCCATCGATAGATGTAAGGAATTGTTCACTACTCCTACAATGAGATCGTATGATGCTATCAAAACAATGCTTGAGAATCTGAATACATATCTGAAAACAACGGAGATTACCGATGGCCGGGATGGAAACATTGGAGCTTTGCTACGTGTTGCCAAAGAATTCAGAAGTGTTCGGGAATCATTCAAGGGTGTTTACGATGATGTTCAAGAAGAGAACAAAGTGAGAGCCCGAGGTAGTTCTAAACTTCCATATGACCTAAAGTAATGATTAAATACGATCCCAAAAGAATAGGAGAGATTTACGAAAACATACCTTGTTGGAATAATGGGGTATGGGAATTGGTTTCTTTTGATTCCCGTGAGCAATTTGCAGATACATTGGAATCTGAATATTTCAAAGAACCTGGAGAATATAACTTGGATGATATCGTTTACGAGTTTAAATCTCAAGCCATAAAATTTGAACGGGATGACTACTATTGCGATTTCCTTGAGGGATCGATGGATTTTGAAGATTATTGGGATTTTGAAAAATTGAAATCGCGAAAAGGTGTCTTCTATTGGAACGGGGAAAACAAATACTACTTATCAAGGTATTACTACTTCTGGATCAATTTCCTTCCAATTATCGATAAGGTAAAAAAGGTGCGAAGACTCAATGATATTTGGGACACTCAAATATGGATGGACTTATACGAGTTCATAGGTGAACTGAAATACCTTCACGGAGTTGTTTTAAAGAAACGACAGTTTGGATCATCTTTGTATCACGTAGCCAAATTGATAAATCTTCTTTGGTTTGAAGACGCTCCAGTATTAAAAATGGGGGCATCGTTGGATGCTTACCTGACAGGTGTTAACGGATCATGGAAATTTGCTCAAATGTACCGAACTCACCTAAACAAACATACAGCTTGGACAAGAGAAATGAACCCGGGTACAGTAGGGGAATGGGTTCAAAAACAAGAAGTAAACGAAGGGGGTAGAAAATACGATGTTGGTCTTATGGGAACTCTTCAAACTACATCTTTCCAACAATCGGATACAGCTGGTGTAGGGGGTCTAACTACTATGTTCTTTTATGAAGAAGCCGGTATTGCCCCGAGGATGGACAAAACCTTGGAATTCTTGTTGCCTGCTATGGATGCAGGGGATATTAGAACCGGTTATTTTGTTGCCGCGGGAACCGTGGGTGATTTGGATCAGTGTAAACCATTGAAGACCTTTATTTACAAAGCCAAGGCAAACGGTTTTTATACAATCAAAAACAAGCATGTCAATTGGAAAGGTAGCATTCAAGAAACGGGATTGTTTGTACCCGAACAATATTCAATGCCGCCGTATATTGACAAATTTGGCAATTCTTTAGTTGAGGCCGCTACGGAAAGATTACTGGAACTGTATGCCGAATGGGAAAGAGATCTTGAACCCGAGGTGTGCCAAATCCGTAAATCTCAGCGACCTATCAACATGCAAGTTGCATTTGCAGCAAGATCGGAATCAAGATTCCCTTTGGCATTGGTTGAAAGTCACAAATTGGAAGTAGATGACGGAAAGTATCCTTACGAATTGATAGATCTGTCAGAAAAGGTTGATGGAACTATTGAAGCCAAATTGACAACCAAACCTCCAATACGAGATTTCCCGGTTGATAAAAAGATGGTTGATAAATCGGGATCCATTGTTGTATGGGAACGTCCAGATGAAAAACCTGAATGGGGTGTGTACTATGCCTCTATTGACCCCGTTTCCGAAGGTAAAACAACTTCATCGGAATCCCTTTGTTCAATCTTTGTTTACAAAAATCCTGTACAGGTAACCCGATTTGAAAATGGAAGATCGCAAACTTTCATTGAAGGAGATAAGGTTGTTTGTTCATGGGCCGGTAGATTTGATGACATTAACGATACCCATAAACGATTGGAACTTATTATTCGATGGTATAACGCTTGGACTTTGGTTGAAGCAAACGTATCGTTATTCATTTTGTATATGATCCACCACAGGTTACAAAAATACCTGGTTCCTAAGAGTGAAATGATCTTCCTTAAAGAACACGGATTTAATAATTCAAGTCACCAAGAGTACGGATGGAAGAACACCGGAACTCTATTTGTCAATAACCTACTCACTTATTTGATTGAATCTCTAAAAGAGAAAATTGCCGAAGAAACTGATGAAAATGGCAACGTGATCAAAGTCAAGTATGGAATAGAAAGAATTCCTGATACTATGGCATTAGAAGAAATGAAGCAGTATGAACACGGACTAAACGTTGACCGCCTTATCTCTTTATCAGCTCTGATAGCCTTTGTAAAACTTCAAAATGCCAACAAAGGCTTCAAAAAGAGAATTGAAAGTATGGACAACGAACACTTGCATAATTCGGATAAAATTTATAAATTAAATAAGAACGCTCCGTTCAAAAATATTGGCCGGGGTGGAACTGGTTTTGATATGAAGAAGAATAGAAACCCTTTTAGAAGATTAAGATAATTATGCAAATCAAAAACGCATTACAAATTAGAGATGAAGGAGGAACTCCTGATCCAAGGGGGTTTAATTCATTTACCCAACCTATTCAATTTTTATCAAAAGAAGAAAAGGATGAAAGATGGGCTCAACACAATTTAGATTGGTTAGAGTGGCAAGGAGTTAAACAGCTCCGTTATAGTGCACGCCGTCTTCTCAAAAACTACAAATTAGCAAAAGGAACTATTGACAAATCGGATTACATTCCAACACCGGAAATAAACGATATGTCCGAATTGGTTGATTTGCTACAATCGGATTTCGTCAATGACAATACTGAAAACTCTGCGATGGAGTTGAAGTTCTATCCGATCATTCCTAATGTAATCAATGTTTTGGTAGCCGAGTTTGCTAAACGAAACACTAAAATTGATTACCGGGCAGTTGATGAATATTCGTACAACGAGATCCTTACAAATAAAATGGCGGAAATTGAATCCGTATTATTGGAGGATGCTCAAAGCAAACTGATTGCAAAAATGGTGGAAATGGGAATGGATCCTAATTCCGAAGAAGCACAGCAACAGTTTGATCCGGAAGTAATGAAAAAGCTTCCAGAAATTGAAGAATTTTATTCTAAGACATATCAAACTCTTGGAGAACGTTGGGCTGTAAAACAACATCAAGTTGATACCAACAGATTCCATTTGGATGAACTTGAAGAGATTGCGTTCAAGGACATGCTTATTACCGATAGAGAGTTTTGGCATTTTAGAATGTTGGAAGAAGATTACATGGTTGAATTATGGAACCCGGTTCTTACATTCTACCATAAATCTCCAGATGTAAGATACATTTCTCAAGGAAGTTGGGTAGGTAAGATTGATATGATGACCTTATCCGATGTAATTGACTATTATGGTCCATTCTTGAATACGGATCAGTTGGCACAACTTGAACACTTATATCCTGTACGCGCGGGAAGGTATCTACTGGATGGAGTTCAAAATGATGGTTCTTTCTACAATCCTCAATTACCTCATGAAAAGAACTTGGCTCCATCTCTTCAAATGAAGCAATGGTTGTCGTGGAATGAAAACGCATATAATCCCGATGATATTATTGCGTGGATTATTGGACAGAGTGAGCATACAGGAATGCTTCACGATCACCAAATGCTTCGTGTAACAACGGCATATTGGAAATCACAGCGTAAGGTAGGGTATCTTACAAGCATCAATGAAGGAGGAGAAGTTGTAGTAGATATTGTTGACGAAAACTACGTTATTTCAAACAACCCTATCTACAACAACAAGTTCGATAAGAGAAAGAATGCTGAAACTTTGGTATTTGGAGATCATATCGAATGGATATGGATTAACCAGGTATGGGGTGGTGTAAAAATTGGACCAAACCGTATGGTATTCCAAGATACCTTGGACAAAGATGACATGTTGCCTATTTACATCGGAATCAATACCAACAAAATTGGCCCGATGCGTTTCCAATTCAAAGGAGATGATTCATTGTATGGTTGCAAACTTCCTGTAGAAGGTAAGGTATTCACGGAACGTAACACTAAGTCAACAGCTTTAGTTGATTTGATGAAACCGGCTCAAATTGGATTCAACCTGGTTAATAACCAAATTGCCGACATTCTTATTGATGAAATAGGAACAGTGATTGCTTTGGATCAGAATGCTTTACCTCGTCATTCTTTGGGTGAAGATTGGGGCAAAGGAAACTATGCTAAAGCTTATGTTGCCATGAAGGACTTTTCAATCCTTCCATTGGATACGTCTATTACCAATACTGAAAATGCTCTGAACTTCTCACATTACCAAACGTTGAACTTGGAGCAGTCACAAAGATTGATGACGCGTATTCAAATGGCAAACTTCTTCAAGCAACAGGCATTAGAAGTGATTGGGATTACTCCTCAACGATTAGGTCAGCAAATAGGACAAACCGATACGGCCCGAGGAGTAGAACAAGCTGTGGCCGGTTCCTATGCTCAAACTGAAATGTACTTCATTCAGCATTCAGACTACTTGATGCCGAGAGTACACCAAATGAGAACCGATCTTGCTCAATATTACCATTCTCAAAAACCATCTGTTCGTTTACAGAACATGCTGGCAAATGATGAACGGACATTCTTTGAAATCAACGGTACAGATCTCCTATTAATCGATCTCAATGTATTCTGCAGAACCAACGCAAATCATCGAGCAATAATGGAAAAGATTCAGCAGTTGGCTGTACAAAACAATACTTCCGGAGCATCTATCTATGAATTAGGAGAGGTAATGAGTGCCGACTCGTTAGGTACACTCAATATCAAGCTGAAAGAGATGGAAGTCAAGGCTGAAGAACGAGCACAAGCACAAGCTCAACAAGAACAGCAATTGGAAGAAATGAAGATCCAAGCTCGTAAGGAAGAAATGAAAATGCAGCAGGATCACGAATCCCGAGAAAAGGAAAAAGACCGCAGAGCAAGACTTATGGAAGCAGAAATCAAAGCTGCGGGTTATGGTGCTATGCAAGATGTTAACCAAAACCAACAGTCTGATTTTATGGACGTTCTCCAGCAAGTTAAATCTTCAGAGGAATATCAAGACACTATGAGTCTTAAACGTGAAGCTGAAAACAATAAAACAAGTGTAGCAAATAGAAAGTTGGACTTGGAACAGCAGAAAATTGAAGTGGCTCGCCAGGATTCAGAAAACAGACTGAAGATTGCCCGAGAAAATCAAACTAAAAGTGAAATAGAAAGCAAGAAGAAAAATAAATAATTCGAGGTATCTGTTTTGTTTTAGATATATACTGCGATTTTTTTAAATTCCCAACTATAAATATTTAACTATTAATTGTTTAATCAGAGCGATTATGCTTAAATTATAATATGTCAAACACATAAAAACCAACAAAAATGTCAAAAGAAAACACGACAATTAAAGAAGTAGAAGTTGATGATTTGGATGATCTGTTAGGAACTAAAGCAGCAACGGTCATCACTCCTACTGAAGATTCTAAACGAAGTGTACTTGAGAATGCAGCTGTAGACACATCGTTCCTTGACAACATGGATGGAGAAGGAGAAGATCCGAACCCGGGCATGACTAATAACTCTACCCCAACTTCAAAAGATCCGTTGGCAGATGTATTAGATGCTGACTTGAACAGAGAGGATGAAGATGACGAAGATGAAGATCCTACTCCTCAAGGAGCTAAACCTGCGGCACAACAAAAAGCAGGAAGAAAACCGGGATTGGTTGAAATTGCAGACAAACTTGCTAAAAAAGGATTGATTGATTTGTTTGAAGATAACCAGGATCTTTCGACATATACGTTGGAAGATTTTGAAGAGTTATTTGAAACAAACATGATTGCTAAAATAAACGAGGTAGCTCAAGCAGCTCCTCTTGAAATTTTTGGCAAACTTGATCCTAAACTTCAAGATGTTATTTCCTATGCCTTAAATGGAGGTACGGATATCACAAACGTTTTGAAGAATGTCGCAAGAGCTCAAGAAATTACAGAACTTACATTAGATACTCCGGAGAACCAAGAACGTATTGTTCGGGAATGGTTAAGAGAAACCGGTAGTTATTCCGATGAAGAAATTGAAGATGAAATTACATCTTACATTGATCGTAATGAACTTGAGAGAAAAGCATCTCAATTCAAACCAAAATTGGATAAGAAGCAGGCCGAGATAATGGAGAAAAAACTCCTGGAACAGGAAGAAAAACGCAGATTGGCAGAAGAAACCAAAAAGAATTATGCGGAAAAAATCTTCCACACTTTGAATCGCCCTGATCTTAACGGATTAAAACTCAACAACAGAATCCAAACAGCATTGTACTACGGTATTACAGATACTTCTCAATATCAAGACAGAGAAGGTAATCCTACCAATGAATTGGGTTATTTGATTGAAAAATACCAACTTGGTAAAGAAGCCGATACTTCAGTTTTACTTGAAGCACTTTGGTTACTTAAAGATCCTGTTGGTTATCGTCAATCGGTTCTTTCAATAGGACAGCAACAAGCTCACGCTAAAACATTCAGAAGCTTGAAAACTGCCGAAGGAGAACGAGTTACCTCTTCATCTAAACAAGGAGAAGAAAGAAATACGCCGACGAGGGGAACTCTTCAGCGTAATAAGAACAAGAACTCAAGAAGTATTTTCTCGAGGGATTAAGTAGTAAATTTTAAATCAAACATAAAATGACACCAAGTTTAAACAATGGTCTATTTTTGAGGGACAACCTTTACGTTGCATCTTCTCATATTGACTCGTACCACCTGATGAACTTGATGAAGGATGCGAAACCAGACGATTTGGGACCAATTGATATGTGGGCTCAACTTCAGAAGGTTGAAATGCCCCTTTATCAAATGTCTTCTTTCAATGGAAAGAATGTAATCGATGTTGAACATCCTAACGGAGAATTTACTTGGAGAACTCCGGTTTCCGAGGAGATGCCTTACATTGCTGAGGACATTTCAAATACTCGGACTCCAGGTATTGACGGAACTACATTCCAGATCAAATTGAACAAGCGTTCATTTGGTCACGGAGACATCATTACTTACGACAAGTACAACGGATTGGAACTTTACATCACTGCAGATGATATTCTGGATATGGGTGATGGAGTGATCTACACTGTACGTCTTGTTGACAATGATGTAAATGCGTTCCTTGATCCACAGTTCTTGGAGTGTAACACTGAATACTTCCGAGTATCTTCTGCTCGTGGAGAATATGGTGAGCGTTTCTCTGACATGACTACTCAGGCTTCTTCTCGTGAATTCTACAACTATGTAGGAAACGCTGAAGCTCACGTTCACTATTCAATCTCTTCTCGTGTAAAGTTGATGGAAAAAGGAGGAATGACAATTGACGGTAAGATTCCGGTAACGGAAATTTGGCGTTCTTTTGACAATTCTCTTGACCCGTCAATCAACACTTTGGATGGTATGATCAAAGCAAAAGGATCAGACTATGTAAAGCGTGCAGTAGAGAATGGAGAGCTTGTTAAGACTTTCTTGACAAAGATGGAAGCAGCTCACCTTTCTAAGATTGCATACGATATCGAAACTTACCTAATGTGGGGTAAAGGAGGTCGTATCACTCAGGATGGTCCAGATGATCTTCGTCTTTCTGTCGGTCTTTGGAAGCAGCTTGACAATGCGTTCAAGCATGTTTACAACAAGGTTGACTTCCGTTTGGATATGTTCCGTGCTGAACTTCTTAACTTCTTCCGTGGAAAAGTTGAGTTTGAAGGACCGGATTCTAAGCGTGAACTTATCGTTCAGACAGGTATCGCAGGTATGAAGATGATCAACGATGCAGTTTTGAAAGAAGCTGTTAAGTCTGGTCTTGTTCTTAATGCCTTTGAACTTGGAGCAGTTGAAAGAAAAGGAATGGATCTTGGATTTGGATTTGCGTTCACTTCTTACCACATTCCTTTCTTGGCAAACGTTAAGTTCGTATTGAACCCTGCATTTGACAACGTTCACCAGAACAAGATTGAGAACCCAATCATTGATGGTTACCCACTTTCTTCTTACTCATTCATCATCTTTGATGTTACTGATACAGGAAGTGACAACATCAAACTTCTTCGTAAGAAGTGGGATTCTGAATTGAAGTGGTGGTATCAGAATGGTACAATGGACTACATGGGCCGTACACAAGGATTCCAGTCAAACGGAAACTTCAACGGATACCGTGTATACATGACACAGGCTATGCCGGCAATCTGGGTAGAGGATCCAACAAAAGTTCTCAAAATCGTTATGCGTAACCCTATTACAGGATTCAGCTTGTAATCGATTTTGCCTCTATATCAACTCCCCGGTAGAAAATATCGGGGAGTTTTTTTAAATTTGTCTATCACATAAAAAACCAACAAATGATTGAAGATGTTAAAGAACGCTTTGCGAAAGTAGGCAGGATTACAGTAAGACCTTATTGTGATCCAAACAAAGAAAACATGGGACTTGAAAACTACAACATGGTGGTATTTCCTGGAACTTCTCAAAGAGAACCCATGGCTTGTATTGAGCAAAATGGAAGAATCCGATACTTAAATGGATTGGATGAATCCGCACCAGAAGTTAAGGGAATTACTGATGAGGAAAAGAGAAATGCTCGCATCAGAGAAATTCGATCAATTGTTGCCATGCTTGAATTTGAAAAGCATTACAACACGATTGATATTAACGATCCTGACTTTTGGAATAAAGTTCAAACGTACAAACCGAACAATGTTGAATTCTGGAGTAAGATTGCTTTTGATTTGACAAACGATACCATTTACTTGGATCCAATTAATAGAACCGAGGACTTGTTAAAGGTATTGGCTATTGAAGCAGGAGGATTCCCTCTTATTGCAAAAAATAAAGAGGATTGTACATCAGGACTTCACAAAAGAAAGTGGTATTTGGATCGTCAGATTGATACTGCACAGAATAAAGCAAGTATCAGTAAGATCAAGAATAAAGCTGCGGCTCTTCTTGATTCTATTTCTGAAGAAATGCCGAGAAAACTATTCTACATTGCTAAGTTGATTTCAACAAATAGCATGCAGTACAAGAACTCGACAATCAATGATACCATCTATGATCATTTGGATGAATTCATTAACGGTAACGGAAATGAGCCAAATGTCAAAAAAGCTGCACAGCAGTTCATTGATTACACTGCCCTCGACATGCAAGAACTTAAAGTTCGTGCTATGATTAAGGATGCTACGTTCTACAAATTTATTATCTTAAAAGGAGATGGTTTACTTTACCTTACTCCGGAAAACGTAATGGTTGGTAGAAATTCATCTGAGGTTTACGAATACTTGATCAATCCGATGAATGAAGAGATTTTGGTTCTTCTTCAGGAGAGAGTGGAAAACACTTGGAATTAATAAAGAGCTATGGACAATTTGACTTTAAAACTGAAAATTCAACAGCGGCTAAATAAGTTGGCCAGCTTTGATTATGATAACATTCAGAATTGGCAAATTGTCGAAGCTTTTAACAAGGCAACGGTTGATTGGTGCCGTAGACAATTACACGGCACCAATTTAACCAAAACTGGAGACGAACAGAGTAAACGCAGAATTGACGATTTGCAGATTCTACTCAAGACAGCAACTCCTATTGCAAGTAAAAAAGACTTGTACTACACAATCAATATCCCGGACGATTATTTTGAATACAAAAGGGTATCTTTCAAAGCAACTACCGAATGCTGTGAAGCAAACGATTTTGTAGTGTACCTGGTTGAAGAAGAGAACGTAGACATTTATCTACGAGATCCTCTTAAGAATCCAAACTTTAAATGGAGAGAAACGTTCTGTACTCTCCTCGGTAATACGGTAAAGATTTTCACCAAAAACAATTTCGATATTTCGGACGTGTTGTTTACATACTACAAGCAACCAAGACGAATTGAATTTGCGGGAACATCAAACCCGTACACAGGACTTGTTTCTGCAGCTGATGTAGAATCAGAGTTTAAAGATGATATCGTAGAAGTTCTTATTGACGAATGTGTTAAGATACTTGCGGCCGATATTGAAAATTACAATAGGAACCAATTAGCGGATCAGTCCGTAGAATCAAATAACTAATCTAAAAATGGAAAAGCGTTTATTAGCTCGTAAAGTTCCCTCAACTCCGGTACAAAGTGCTGTATCATCAGCTACCGCAGCTTTAGATAAAGGAACATCTGCTACAAAAAAAGCAGCAAATGGAATTGAAAAATCCAATCCAATCAATCCTTTGATTGATCCTGTATGCGTTGATTTCTTGAATTATCGCATTGAACAAGAAGAATATTCAGCTCGTATCTACAAATCAATGGAGATGTGGTTGAATAACAAAGGGTATACCGGTGCTTCAAAAGTCTGGGGAAAGTATTCCGCAGAAGAAATGGCTCACGCAGATTGGGCTCGTACTTACCTATTGTCTTTTGGGATCCAACCTTTGACTCCTGCTTTGGAACAACCGAATCAGAGTTACGCAGGATTACCGGAAATTATCAGAATGTCTTTTGATCATGAGATTGATGTTTCAAATCAGATCAAGGAGATGGCTGACCATGCGTTGGAATACAAATCTCACATGCTTTACGAACTGTGCTTGAAGTACATGAAAGAGCAAGTTGAGGAGCATGACAAAATGCAAACTTGGATCGACAAGTTAGAAGCTTTCGGTACAGATAAGATTGCGTTGAGATTGTTGGACAACGAAATGGCTGAATATTAATAATTTCAATCAATTGTTTTGTAATTCAAAATAATTTGGTTAGATTATATATAGTGTGTTTGTTTAATTAAAAAAGAAAGAAAATGAGTTATTTTTCGCACGCCTTTAATAAGGCATTCGTCGGAACAAAGCCTACACAGGCAGCGTCTCCAACTCAAAATGCTGTTGATGACGGTATGCTTACAACAGCTGGTGTTCCAACTTCTGCACTGAAGAATGCCGGTGCGCCTAATGGTTTAGGAGTAGGAACTTTTGGATTCTTCAACAAGAATACGTATTTGTCTGTAAACGCTGCTTCTACGGAAGTAACTACAGGACAGCCGTTGATTCTTGCGGGAGCTTCTCTTATGAGCAGTGACAAGATTGGACCATTCCACGGAGGGTACCAAGAGTCAAACAAATCGAAGTACATCAACCCTAAGATGGTTAATAACTTCTACAAGATGACCGCGGCTGCTCCAGAGCAGGCTGTATGGCATATTGGGGTTACTAACTTCCAAGGAGGTACTTCATTGTTGTTTACCGCTCCGTGTGGTGCCGGATATACTCCAGGTACTTACACTAACGTACCTACAACAACTTCAGGTGCAGGTACAGGATTGACAGTTGACGTAGTAGTTAACGCTTCAGGTGAAATCGTATCAATGGTAGAAAATGCCGTAGGTACAGGTTACCTTGTAGGTGATACAATTACTCCGGATCCTGTTACTCTTGGACATGATGGAGTTGGTGCAGAGTGTACTACTACTGAGATCGCTACAGTAGGAACACAGAACTGCGAGTTTGAGTTCTTGTGTGGTGAAACATACAACCTCTTCATTCAGTTACACGGAAACCCTGTACTGAAGTATTTGAACCATGACTCTTACAGAATTTTGGCTGCTTACACTGGATGTTGTCCTGAAGGAACAATCGCGCCGGTAGCAGTTGATTCAACTCTTGTAATGATCGATTGGGCTAACCAAATCATCACTTCTCCTTACCTGAAGGAGTTCATCCGTCCGGTTGTATTCGATGAAACAGGAAAGCCTTGGTTTGCTACTGCTGATGAAGCTATCGCTGCAGGATGGACTGCTAACGATGTTTGGACAAACTATACATCTACAGGTCACATTGATGGAGCTCTTGCTGGTATCCGTATCGTAGGTGCATACATTGATACTCGTTTCGGTACTTGTACATTCCAAACTTCAGACTACTACCAGAAGGAAGTGGTTCGTATTTGGAACATCTCTCTTACTGACGAGAATGGAGATCCTTGTACATTCAAAGGATTGTGTGTTGCACAGGAATGTTGCGGATTTGGAGGTCAAGGTTTCGGAGATACTTATGTTCGTGAATTGATTCTTTCTGAATCTTACTTGCAGAACAAGTTCTCTACAGATCTTCGTATTCGTGAGATCACTCAGGGAACTGATATCTTCAATGCACTTCCTCCGGTGAATGGTGCTAACCAGCCGTTGTACTACGACAAGTATGTTATTCAGCATGTTGTTCCGCGTTACAACAACCCATCTTCAGTACATGACAATGATCAGTACAACCTGGTTATTTATGTACCTGCGGGTGCGGCATCTGCATCTTTGGAAACATTCATGCAGAAATGGTTACAGGCTGCAGGAAATCCTCTTGGGGATGAAATCGCTGCAAATGGTGTTACAGAATACGGTCACGTTGCTTGTACTCCTGTTGCAATTCCTGCTCCGCTACCTTAATTTTAAGATCGGAAGTTTTATTCTTGAAAGAGAGAATGGAGAGTTTCTCTGTTCTCTCTTTTCATATTAAGCAATAGGTTATGAAACACGCGTTAAGTTTAATTATCCCAGATACGATGAATGATTGGTCTTTGACTATTCAAGATTCAAGTATCTATGCCGATCTTATTCCTGTATCTTGTCCTACACTTCAAGTGTTGGTTCCGGGATTTGTTAAAGCGGCCACATTCACGGAAGATACACCGGTTGAAATTCAGCCTGGATTCATTGTCAATCTTTCAGCATGCAATTTGGAATTACAAACGCAAAATTGCGGAACTGTATTCGATTGCTTGCCGGATGGTATCTACGTGATTAAGTACAGCGTTTCTCCTAATGACATAGTATACGTAGAGTATAATCATTTGAGAATTACTCAAGCGTTGACATTATGGAACAAGCATTTATGCGAATTGGAGATGGCTCCATGTGATCCACCATTGGATAAAAAGATCAAACTTCAAGAACTTATGGAAATAAAAGCTTATCTTGAAGCTGCAAAAAATATGGTTGAATTTTGCCATAAAGCGGACAAGGGTATGGATTTGTATAACTATGCCATGAAACGTTTGAAAAAAATGAAATGTCAGACTTGCTAAAAACCAACAAACATGTCAAAGATAATTTGTGCTAACTGTGGAAAACAATTAAGTTGCGGATGCCAAAAAAGAGTTGCATCCAATGGTAAAAATTGCTGCAAGGGTTGTCTTGCAACGTATGAGAACCAATTAAAATTGATCAAAGAGAAACAAACTAACACGCCAGAATAAAATGGTAAGAACGTATGCTGTAGGAGCCGAGAATAGAGTTGTTAGATCAGACAACCATAACGGCATTTGGAATATCTTATATCCGTTAGGTCCGATTAAAAATTTATTCTACGATGTTATGACGGATCCGAATACTTCGGATAAAGTATTCATTGTGGGTAGATCGGGAGATATCAATACTCATTATGGTATTCAGTATTCTACAGATGCGGGATTAACATGGAACTTACCCGGCGGTAACTGGAATGAAGATGGACCTGACAGATGGTTCTATGAAGTTTGGGTAGTTGATGCCAATGTTATTTGGGTTGTAGGAAACGACGGAATTGTAGTAAAGTCTACAGATGGTGGATTGAACTTTAATAAAGTTGTTGGTGTTCCGGGAGTGTCTTTGCCTGGAGATATTCCATATACAGCAGCTATTCATGCTATTAGTGCTAATAATGCTGTAGTATTGGGTTCTCCTTCAGATAATGTAGGAGAATATGAATGCTACGTTTGGAAAACAATAGACGGAGGAAATACATGGAACCTTCTTAATGGTGGCAATACGCTTGTCAATAGTAATACAACCGGCAATCTTCCAAATCCTGCAGGTAAAGCGAATGGAATATGGATGTCTAATGATGGACAACGTATTGTAGTAGGTACAGGATATACTCAACAATTAAGTACAAACGGTGGTGCATCTTTCTTAGATATTAACCCCGAAATGTTGAGATCTGGAGAACATTTGACATGGTTTCCAACTTACAATGCTTCTTCAATTTTCAGACATACTGGAGGATTTACAATTCAAATAAATGAATCTTTAGATGTAGGATCAACGTACATCACAACAAAAAGTTTGGGTCTTGGCGATCCTTCTAAAATAATTCTCGGAGCTCATTTTTATACCGCAAATGACGGATACTTCACAAATCAAAACTTGATATATTCGAGTCCTGATGGAGGAGTAACTGAAAGTTTGACGTATACCGATGCAAACATCAATGCTATTTTTAGAGCTATTTGGACAGGTCCTCCGTATATAAATGAATCCTATTTTGAGTTGGTAAGTTGTTGTGATCCTGATAAGATTATCTATGCTCAAATAACAGGAGGAACAATTATTGAAGGTGGAACCTACATTTATGTTCCTGGTGGTACACAACAAGAAGATGCTCTGTGTTATACAATTACTTCTTTACCGCAAGCTCCAAATGAACCAATCGTAAACATCAATCTCGCTACGGAATTGCAGTATGTTAACGATTGCGAAAATGAAACCTGTGTGATTTTATGCTCTCCGTGTCAATGTACAAGAGCCAAAATTGTTATATTAAAAGGTGTTCCGCCAACAGAAGACATTGTTGTTCAATATGTAGATTGTAATAATCAAATTGTAAATTATACATTACCTTTTGATTTGACTTTTGGAGAACAAATTTGCGCTAAGTATTTCATACCGGTAGATCTCGGCGGTTACCTTGTTCAATATGAAACATCTGGCAATTGTATTTTCGATTCACAGCTGAATGAATATCATTGTCCTAATGGTGAAGTAACGTACCGATTGGAAGATTGCCGCGGAATAGCAGAAGACATCTACACCAATGTTGATCTATCAGAAGTGGTAGGGCAAGTTATTACTCTTCGTGATGAAAACAACAAACCTTTGGAAGGATGCTGGCAAGTATTTGAGGTAACGTATCAACCAATAGAAGTGGAAGTTGTTCTTGGCGTTTACAAATGTTACGAAGATTGCGAGGATTGTTTACCTCCGGCTCCAGAACCGTTCCCTTTAAAACCTCGTACAGTTGATCCAAACTATACCACAGGTAATTGCGATCCCGATATTGTTGAGGGAGCTTTTTGTCGTCATGCTGAAATGATGTACAAGAAGTCATTGACTAAAAGATTCGCAATCAAAGATTGTTGTCCAGAGGATGAAGATAAAGTCAATGCAACTAAAGAAAAGATTGAATTGTTATTGATTAAGTCTACAAATCCTACTCCTGATCCATGTAGCGATGATCCAATTATCAACGAATACTATTTTGGCAGAAATGACGGAGATCCCGAAGTAATCTTGACATTTACCAATGAAGAAGGAGTTTTGGTATCGTTTACTATTCCCGCTTGTGTTACTGATTGCGAACCGGTTAGATTTTGTGCAGTACGCGGAACTATTACTTTGAATTCCGTAATTACGTTTGCGGTAAACGAAAGTTGTTCAGATCCTTTGAATTGCAATCAAAATGACAACCTGGTATTTGTTCGACCTTGCATATTTTAATTAAAATTCCTATCTTATTATAAATAGTGTTCGTATGAAACCTACAAATAAAAAATCTCTTCCTTGCTCTCCAACATCATCTAACTGTGTGATTTGGCAAGGTGACGATATTCCTTGTTTAAACATTTGCAAGGGAGCTACCGTTTCGGACGTGATATTCCAAATGGGTTGTCTTTTGTGTGAATTGAAAGATCAAATGGATCCGGATAAGTATGATTTAACTTGTCTGGAACTTGCGGCATGTGATGTTCCGCATACATTCCAAGATTTCATTCAGATCATTATTGATCGCATTTGCAATATTGAAGCTACGTGTTGTGCCGAGAATCAAACTTCTCCAACAAATGAACAGACAGTTGTAGTGGCATCATGCTTTGCAAGTCAAGGAGGACCGGTTCAGACCATTTCCAATTACATTATGGCAATTGGACAGAAGGTTTGCGAACAAGAAATTACAATCCAAAATCAGCAAATTGCAATTCAGCAGTTGTTGGCTCGGGTTGAAGTATTAGAATCATACCATTAATAAGTTGAAATCATGGGTTGTAGTAACTGTGGAGAAAAGAAAGAAAAGGATTGTGGATGCACTACTGAAGCGTTAAGCATCAATCAAATCTGTAATCCTATTGAATGTCCTGCAGACGAATGTGCAGAATCATTTTCAGCCGCATGTATTCGGTATACGGGAGCACCTTTGATTTGTAACAACGTTGAGGTTGTTCCTACAGATACAAACGTTGCTCAAGCGTTATCAAATATTCTTGCGTTTGTGTGTACAAACGATGTTGTAGAAAATGATATTCTATGCGGCCAAACTGTAGTAGTTTCTCAAGGAACTGAATTGGGTTCGGCATTAGGGTTGATTGTTGCATACTTCTGCAATCAACTTACCACGTTGGAAGATTTGGCGTGTCCTCAATCTCCGGTTTTAGTTCCTGCTAATACATCATTGAATGAAGCGTTGCAGGCTATTTTTGAGTATTTCTGTCAGCAAATAACTGACATTAACATTGCAATTTCACAAATTATTATTCCGGAGGTTATTGCAGGATCAGGAATTAACGTTATTGAAACTTTAGATGGATCGGGCAACGTTGTTTCTTATACTATCGAATTGCAACCTATTGCTTTTCCAGTTACTACTTTATCCTCTGCGGGAGGAACAGAAACGTTAGTCAATGATGGAACAGGAACAACTTTAGCGATTAAAGGATTGACAGCCGGCCCTGGCATAACACTAACATCATCGGCTACAGCTGTAACAATATCGTTGACGAATCCTACTCCTGCAACATTGAATTATGGATTGTATGCTCAAACTGACGACGGTCCGGGTATTTTTGCAAATGCTCCCGCTGGAACATTAATTGGTACAGGAGTTGGAACATTGAGCGTTCCGGCAAATACTTTCCAAGTAGGAGACAGTTTCCGAGTAGTAATGGGTGGACATTTGAACACTTCTAATGGACAAGAGTTGACAATTTCCGTATATGCAAATGGAAACGTAATTGGCACTACGAACTTGATCAACATGAAAAATGCTACCAATAAGCATTGGGTGTTAACTATTGATTTTACAATTCGTAGTTTGGGAGTTACAGGCCAAATCGTTAGTCTTGGACATTTCTCCTACATTCCGGATCCTGCGGGTCAAGCCTTTGAAGGTTCTGATTTTAGT